AAGGAAATCTATAACGACGACCCGACAGACTGGCCCAAGATAATCCACCAGTACGAGTTTGACTGGGCGACCCCCGATATTGTCTTTGTCGCTGAATACTACAAAATTGAGGAAAAGGCCGAGACCATCCGCATATTCCAGGCCATTGATGGAACTGAGGAACGCTACACCGCCACCGATTTTGTGAACGATGAGACCCTAGAAGAAACCCTGATGGCAGTCGGCACTCGTGAGGTGCGCCAAAAGCGTGTCAAGCGGATGCGTGTTCGCAAATACATTATGTCGGGCGGCAAGGTTTTAGAAGATGCTGGCTACATTGCCGGCAAGTGCATACCTATTGTGGTGGTGTACGGTAAGCGCTGGTTTGTGGACAACATCGAAAGATGTATGGGTGCAGTCAGGCTTGCCAAAGATGCACAGCGCTTGAAGAATATGCAACTGAGCAAGCTGGGTGAGATAAGCGCACTGTCAAGCATCGAAAAGCCAATCATGACACCCGAGCAAGTTGCAGGGCATCAAGTGATGTGGGCTGAAGATAACTTGCGGGATTACCCTTACCTTTTAATTAACCCTGTGACTGGGGCTGATGGCGGTACGCAAATTAGTGGTCCTGTAGCTTACACAAAGTCGGCACAAATCCCACCTGCTATGGCGGCTTTGCTTGCCATCACTGAACAAGATATGCAGGACATTTTGGGCAACCCGCAAGGTGCTGACAAGATGGTTTCAGGCGTATCCGGCAAAGCTGTGGAGATGATTCAAACCCGTGTGGATATGCAGACATTCATCTACATGAGCAACTTTGCCAAGGGCATGAAGAGATGCGGCGAGATATGGTTAAGCATGGCAAAGGAAATCTACACCGAAGATAAGCGCAAGATGAAAACCATTGCGCCAACTGGCGAGGCTGGCATGGTTGAGTTAATGCAGCCAATGATTGACCCAGAGACGGGCGGCATGATGATGGCAAACGACTTAAGTGATGCCACTTTTGATGTTATTGCTGAAGTCGGACCATCCAGTAGCAGTAAACGTGCAGCCACGGTCAGGGCTTTGACTGGGATGCTTCAGATCACCAGCGACCCAGAAACCGCCCAAGTTTTGACTTCAATGGCAATGATGAACATGGAAGGCGAGGGTGTTGGGGATGCCAATGCTTATTTCCGCAAGAAGTTATTGCGGATGGGTGTGGTCAAACCCACCGATGATGAAGCACAAGAATTGATGGCAGAAATGCAAGGCCAGCCGCAAGACCCGAATTCAATGTATCTGCAAGCGGCGGCTGAAGAAGCGATGGCAAAGGCGGCTAAAGCCAGAGCCGATACTGTGGACACAATCGCTGATGCCGAATATAAGCGTGCCAAGACTTTTGAAACACTAGCAAAAGTAGATATGGAATCACAAGACCGCGCGATGAAGATGATGGAGACGATTGTCCCTCCTGGTCAGTTAGAGCCTACACCAGGTACAACTGTAATTGTTGAACCAGGAGCTTGATAAATGGCTGACTTGAGCCAAACAGCAAAAAACCCAAGCAGGGATTTTATAAGGGCAACACCTAGAAACCCTGTGCTGGGTTTTTTGTCAGATTTAGTTGCATCATCTTATGACCCGCAACGCACACAGCAAATGCAAGGAATTGCTAAGTTTTTTGAGGCTCCAGCAATTAGTCAGACTTTAGACCGTCTATCCTTTGGTGAACCACTTACCACTGGCACTGGCGGCCTTGGAGGAACAACTCGTATGCGACCCGAAGTCATGCAGGCTGGACTTGCATTGACTGATTTATTGCCATCAAGTGCGGCTGCAAAAAGTGCCGCACTAGCAGCACCGGCACTGGCTGGAATATTTATTGGACCTAAAGCTAAAATATGGGATGCGCTAGCTGCACAAAAAGCTAAAATGCTTGAGGATATAGGCAAAGACGCAAGAACCATCTGGCAAGAAACTGGTACATGGAAAGGGCCAGATGGTAAATGGAGGCAAGAAATAAGTGACGATACATCAAAAATAACACAAGCTGCAAAAAGCAAAATTGAATCAAATCAATATTTTTCCGGACCAATGGGAGAGGCTTTTGAAAATGAAGCACTTTTTCAAGCCTATCCGAGCCTTAATTGGATAGATACATTTGTTAATAAAGAATTACGGGGGGGTGCATTTCTTCCCGAAAAACAAATGATAAATATTATGATGCCCACAGAGGGAGGGCAACGAACTGTTGCTTTGCATGAATTACAACACGCTGTGCAACAAAAAGAAGGGTTTGCAAGAGGTGGAGCACCAAAATATATTGGCGATTTAAAAGGTGACTTGATGGGGATGGAAGATAAATATAATTTTCTTGCTTCTGAATATTTTACTGCAACCGATAACGTTGTTAAATCTAATATATTACAAGAACTAAATTATCTTAAGCCAAGAATTGAAGAATTACAAAAAGTTAAAAACATAGACCCAGAGGAAGGGTATATGAGACTTGCAGGCGAGGCAGAAGCAAGGGCAACAGAAGCTAGAAAAGATTTAACATTAGAACAACGAAGGAATTTTTTTCCAGAAGATTTTTATGACAGACCAATCGAACAGTTAATTATTAAAAACCAATAATTGCCAAAACGCAGAAATTCAGTCAGAATCAAACAAACGGCAACCACCCAGCCGTTCAAAGTGGGTGAGTCACGGCAACCGTAAGCCGATAAAAATACGAGCAAAGGGGTCAACGATGAACAAAAAGGCAGTAATTGAGGACGATGAAGTCGAGGTAATAGAAGAGGAAACCGAAGTCAGCGAAATCGTTGATGAGGTTGAACCGGAAGATACCGAAGAAGTTGTTGTCAGCATTGGTGAGGAAGCGCCACCTCTCGAAGATCAGCCACCCGAGCATCAGTGGGCAGCCAAGATGCGTGTAGAAAACAGAGAGCTTAAGCGTAGAGCTCGTGAGCTTGAAGCAAGGCTGCAAAGTGCCGCACCACCTGAGATCAAGCCAGTGGTGATAGGTAACAAGCCAAGGCTGGAAGATCACGACTATGACGCTGACAAGTACGAGGAAGCATTGACAAACTGGTTTGACCGAAAGCGTCAAGCCGATGATGTCAACGCCAAGCAAGAAGCTGAAGTTATGAATCAGCAGAAAGCGTGGCAGTCAAAGCTGGATGGCTACAGTAAGGCGAAAGCCGAGCTAAGAGTAAAGGACTTTGAAGATGCTGAAGAAGTTGCTCAACAAGTTTTTTCTATCACCCAGCAAGGCGTTTTGCTGCAAGGTGCAGATAATCCTGCACTCGTTGTTTACGCGCTTGGTAAGAACCCTGCAAAAGCTAAAGAGTTGGCTGAAATCAAAGACCCCGTAAAGTTTGCCTTTGCGGTAGCAAAACTGGAGAAAGACTTGAAAGTTACAAACCGTAGGCAAGCACCCGCACCCGAAAGAATCATCAGTGGAACTGGTCGTTCATCAGGTGCGGTGGACTCAACACTTGAACGGCTGCGAGCAGATGCGGAACGTACCGGCAACATGACAAAAGTCATCCAGTACAAAGCGCAAAAACGAGCAGCATCCAAATAAACAAATTAGGAGCTATTCATGAGTAATTCATTCAGTAAGGAAGAACGCGTAGCGTTTGAGGACATTCTTGAGGGCTTTAATGATGCTCTAGTTTTGTCCCGCAACGTATCCATCTACAACACAGATGGTTCGATGATGGAACGCACCAACAACGTCATCTATCGCCCACAGCCTTATATCGCACAGTCGTATGATGGCATGGACCAGACCAACAACTTCACCGCATACACCCAGCTTTCAGTACCAGCGACACTTGGCTTTCAAAAGTCTGTGCCGTTTATTCTTGATGCTTTGGAACTGCGTGATGCGTTGCAAGAAGGTCGCTTGGGCGAAGCTGCAAAGCAGAAACTGGCATCCGACATCAACATTGCAATTATGAACGTGGCAGCAGCGCAAGGCTCGCTGGTCGTGACCGTTAGCACTGCGGCTGGTGACTATGACGATGTGGCCTTGTGCGACTCAATCATGAACGAACAGGGTGTACAAGCCTTTGATCGTTACTTGGCTTTGTCAAGTCGTGACTACAACGGCATCGCTGGCAACATTGCTGGTGGTACTGGTGGCGCATCCGTGTCCCGTAGCTTTGCAGGCACTAAGTCCAACACCGCTTTTGAGCGTTCTTTTGTTGGAATGGTTGCAGGCTTTGAGACCTACAAACTGGACTATGCAAATCGCTTGACTGGTGCAACTGGTGCTGACCCAACAATGAGCACTTTGGCTGCGGCTAACAACTACTATGTGCCTGTGGCAACATCTACAGCAGCAACTGGTGAGACTCAGAACGTGGACAATCGTTTCCAAACGATTACCGTGTCAAGCACCACCGACTTGCCTGCTGGAACTGCCATCGAAATCACAGGCGTTGAGGCTGTTCATCACATCACCAAACAAGGCACTGGATTCTCCAAGACCTTCCGTGTGGTGAGCGTGACCAACTCGACCACTTGCGTGATTACACCTCCCATCATTTCCGCACAAGGCGGGACTGATGCTGAGTTGCAATATCAGAACTGTATCGTTACTGCTGCTTCTGGTCGTACCATCAACCGCTTGAATACCACTACCGCACCAATAAACTGCTTTTGGCAGAAAGATGCGTTGGAGATTCTGCCTGGTCGTTACGCTGTCCCGTCGGATGCTGGTGTCGCAGTGATGCGTGCCTCAACAGATCAAGGCATCGAACTGGTCATGCAAAAGCAGTATGACGTTAACACCATGAAAACCAAGTATCGTTTGGATACTTTGTTTGGCGTGGTCAATAAGCAGCCAGAGATGTCTGGCATCTTGCTATTCGGTCAAGTCTAAGGAGCCATCATGAGTTACAACGTAATTTTTACACAAGGCACAGTTACCGTTGCCGTACCCGCAGGCGAGAAAATCGCTGTTCAAGCCTACTCACCAGCAAGTGTGTTTCAAGAAGTTGGTTTTCCCAACTTTCCTGATGCAAACGATCTGTTGTCGGTAGTTGAGAACACCACCTATGTGTCAGGCGCATTTACCAATGCCACCAATGTGATTATTCAGGCTGGTGCATCGGGTGCAAACTACGCAGTTGGTGTTG